GCGGTTGAGGCGGGATTGGGAGGAACGTACAACACGGTTTCAGGATCGATCCAGCTCCGTCAGAACGTTCAGGACTACGATCTCTACACCGATCTGGTTGACCCGAGCACAAACACTCCCGTCGTGAGCTCTTCCTTGAATCCCGAGCGTCGTAAGATGCGCGTTTTCGAGATCATGCACTTCAACCCGTCCGCAGCCTATCGTTTCTTCGATACGACATCGGCCATCAACTACCTCAACAACGAGTTCTCATTCGAATCATTCACACCGGAGACCGTCTTCTACGTCCTCCCGGTCTTTGAAGACATCCTCCGCGGCGGGCAGATGAACATATCGAACCGTGTCCGTCGATCGAATTACAGCTATCGTGTTACTGGCACCAAGCTTCGAGTTTTTCCAACTCCCACCGCAGAGAATCCCCTGAAGCTATGGGTGAGAGTCGGCTTTGAGAGTAACCCCCTCTCCCCAGCTTTCGATGACAAGTCTCTCAACGGAGTCTCGAACCTTTCCAACGTTCCATACGGAAACTTCGTCTACTCTCGTGTGAACTCGATGGCTCGTCAGTGGGTACGTCAGTACACACTCGCGCTCTGCAAGGAGCTTCTCGGTATGATACGATCGAAATTCGGCTCAGTCCCCATACCCGGGGGTGAACTGCAGCTTGACGGATCGGACCTGAAAAGCTCCGCGAAGGAGGAGAAGGACAAGCTAAAGACGGATCTGAAGGAGATGCTCGACTCGATGACGTACAACAAGCTTATCGAGACTAAGGCTTCCGAAATTGATAACCAGCAGAAGATCCTGAAGGCTATTCCAGTCCCGATGGGTCGAGTGATCACAATAGGTTAATAACATGGCACGTCTCTTCATCACACCGCGAGAGCTCGATCTGATCAGTGATCTCACCAAGGAGGTCATAAAGGACGTGATCGGGCAGCGGATCTTCTACTACCCAGTCAGGACCGACGTGACCAGCGTGCATGACGTGTACGAGGAGTCCACGGAGAAAATTTTCGATCCTCCGATAGAGATCGACGCTCTCGTCGAGTGGTCACCCGGTGAAATACGTACGAACAAGTTCGGAAGCGAGAAGTATCACTCTCTCGAAGCGCGAGTGCAAGCGCAGGATCTCATCGACAAAGGTCTACGTATGAAGATCGGTGATTACATGTCATACGGCTCGGTATTCTTTGAGATCACGCAGGTAGTGACCATCAGCAAGATCTTCGGTCAGGTCGAGCACCTGACGGGCTACAAGCTTGTCGGTAAGCAGGCTCGCGAGGGACTCATCAACAGGACCGCCCCTGGTCCTGCGGCGCAGACTCTCGAGACCGAGCGCGTTGTGCAGGATACTTTCGTCCAGCAGAGGGGAGCATCGGAGAACGAATTGGGCCAGACTGCGGACCGCCGTGAGCTTCAGGCTGACGGTAAGCTCACAGCGCCTATAACTGGTCCAAAGAAAGTTTCACCGGATGGTGTAAACTCATCCTTCTACGGTGACGAATGAGTACGAGATTCGCTCCCGGTAAGAGATACGGTCGAGCGGCGATCGACCTCGGTTACAGCAACGGCTCGGTTCCGGAAGATTTCACGATACCAGGGTGCGGGCTCGAGGACGTTGATCGCGCGCTTTTTAATCTTTTCGAGAAGGACCTGCCGCTCGTCTACCACCAGAAGGATGGTTCGTTAAAGCGTGTGCCCGTCATCTTCGCCACGGGTGAACGATTCGCCATCACACGCCGTAAGGAACCGCTGCGGGACAAGAACGGTGCACTGATACTTCCGTTAATCACCATCACCCGGAACGGCCTCGAGCAGCAAGCGCAGAAGTCAATAGAGATGGGTGACATCGGAACGATCGATATCCAGAGAAGGTTATCACCGGAGGATCCGGTCTACCAGCGCGTCGTGAACTCCATGGGATTCAGCAACGTGGAATCGAACATCACTGGTTCCCGTCGCGAGAGCCTCGATCGACCGGGTCGCATGGCGGGGGGTCGCCTCCTCGAACCGAACCTGGGAGCTGGCATCTACGAGACAATCTCGATCCCAGTTCCTAAGTTTTTCACCGCCAAGTACGAGATTACGCTCTGGACCCAGTACATGCAGCACAGCAACAACCTGCTGACGACGATCATGAGCGGGTATCACAACGTAAGAGCGAGATCATACAGGATCGAGACTCCCACAGGGTACTGGTTCTACGCTGCGTTCGAGCCCGACGTCGGAAGCGACACGACTTTCGACAGCATGACTGATGAGGAGCGCGCGATCAAGCACACGATGAACGTGACGGTGCCTGCATGCATCATCCTGCCGAGCTCGCCGGGCATACCGAACGGATTACGTAGGACACTGTCAGCGACTCAGTTCACATTTGGGATCATCGATGGTGTGCCGGACGCGGAGCCTCCGGCCAACATTCAGGACATGAGGATCGATTCAAGGATACTCGACCCTGTCACGACGGTTGACGATCCAACCAGCTTGCAGTCTATCGGGTCCCGTCCGATCGCGCAGGCCGAGAGATCCGCCGGTGGGAATCAGACACCCGGAACATCGATGCAGACAAATCTTTCGACTGCGGTCGGGGGTACCGAATCAGGTTCCACAAAGGTCACCAACACCACCAGGAAGCTCACAGAGGACCCGATGACGGGTAAGGAGATGGATGTTACAGTTAAAGTTCGTCGCATCTCCAGCGCACACGGAGAGGAGGTTCTGACCACCGTGAGCAAGTCATTCAAATCTGACAAGGATCTAAAATGATGCACTCGTTTCATTTCCTGCGAGATACTTAGCTTCTGATTAGCCCATAAGATTAGGAGCAACTGATGTCCGAACAGACCTTTCGCTCTCCTGGATTCTTCGAACAGGAGATTGAGCTTACCGCCCCAGGGGCAACACCTACGGGCGTGCCGGGTGGACTCATCGGCGCAGCAGCGTCGGGCCCGGCGTTCGTGCCGACGACTGTCGCGTCATTCTCGGATTTCGAGGCTCGCTTCGGCGGTCTCGATCCCGACCGTCCTGCGACATACGCAGCCAACGAGTGGCTGAAGCATAAGGGAGCGCTCACCTTCACCCGAGTTCTCGGCGCAGGAGCCAATGCGACCAGCGCCGATGTATCAACGACTGTTGCGCAGGGAACCGTTCGTAACTCCGGCTTCAAGGTGACCGGATCAGCTGTGGCTCTTCCGAGCGGCGACAATAGAAACACTGGAGCAGTTCAGTTCCTCGTTGCTCGTCACTCGCTTCCGGCCGACACCACCACCCCGTCAGAGTGGCGCGGTTTCCCGTTGTTCAGCGACAACCCGAGCTTTAGCCCACCCTCTGCCGACACTTTGAACGTCGTTCGCGGCGTTCTCATGTTCCCCACTGGCGCGAGAGGAATGGTCCTCGACATGACGGGGGCTAACTCCTCATGGTCAGGAACGGGCGCTCTCATTGATGATATCGCTTCCACCGATCTATCGACAACATCGGCTAACTATAAGAAGTTCAAGTTCGTCATCTCATCATCCCAGGGTTCAGCTTTCGCGACGACCGACGGCTATACCGGTCTTCGAATCCTCACGGCTTCGTTCAACCCGAATGATACGGATTACTTCGGCAAGGTTCTGAACACAGATCCGAGGAAGTTCCAGGATGAGCAGCACCTTCTATACCTCAACTTCCCGGTTGACGACGAGGTTGCTCCGCTCGACACCGTCGGCGATTCCTGCGTTGCCATAGCATCTGGCTCAAGCTCAACCTACAGGCAGAACTTTGGTCGTTTCGATACGAGGTACACGACTGCCCGCACACCGTCCATCATCTCGCAGCCCTTCGGTGATCTTGAGTACGATCTTTTCAACTTCGAGACTCTCACCGATGGCGCTTCAGGTAATGATCGTTTCAAGGTCAGCATCTCGAATGTACGCGCTTCAACCGACCCGAAGAATCCTTACGGAACTTTCGACGTCGTCGTCCGCGATCTTTTCGACACTGACACATCTCCCAGGGCGCTCGAGACCTTCACTGGATGCGATCTGAATCCAGCGAGCCAGAATTACGTTGCGAAGAAGATTGGAGACCGTAAGGTCACCATGAACTTTGACGCTCTGACGGAGGATGAGCGCCGCCTGCAGATCAGCGGAAAGTTCCCGAACGCGAGCAGGAGAATCAGGGTTGTGATCTCGGCCGCGCTCGATTCGGGCGTCGTTCCGAAGACTTCCCTTCCCTTCGGTTTCCGTGGCGTTCCGGTCGCAAGAACCACTCAGACCCTGACCGACACAGCATCCGCTCTAACCTTGGGCGGCAGAACATACGGAGCTGGCGCGGGTGCGGGTGCGCGGCTCGCGTGCAGCAGCTCTGTTGCCACCGGGCTCACTGGATCCATCATCCCACCGCTTCCGTTACGCTTCAAGGTTACTAACGGTACTGTTGACGGATCCGCGTTCACAGGCCAGCCGGGAATCCTCGAGATACCTGACTCGAGACTTCACTGGGGCGTTAAGTTCGAAAGACTTATCCCTTCAGGAACGACAAACGGAAAGATCGAGAATTCAGTCATGAACTCCAACGCTGGAACGGAGTTTGATAACGTAGTTCTCGCCTACTCCAGATTCCAGGGTATCCAGAAGCTCGATGCTCTCGTCACCGGGTCGGACGCCGATGTTTTCAATGCGAACAAGTTCACGCTTGCGAGAGTCGCTCTCTCGAACACTTCGATCTCGGACGTCACGGGAACCGTTGAATCTCACATGAAGGAGACGGCCTACATCAGGAATGGCGCGCCGAACAGCCTCGATTACAGAATCACCGATTCTTCGATCAACAGGCTCACCTTCGCGTCCCTACTGTCTGGATCAGCGAGCACATTCAATAAATTCTCTGAGTACGCTAAGTTCTCGACCATCTTCTATGGTGGGTTTGACGGCCTGAACGTACTTGACGGGGCTGCTGCAAAGCTGGGCGATCGCTCGACCTCCATCGAGACTGGTGGTCTCGCCGCTTCCGCTGCAGCGGGTCTCGCGAGATCCGGACTCGGTTACGACCCGAACGGTGATGCTCTGAGCAACAACGCTGTCAATTCGTACCGCACTGCGGCGAAGCTCATGACTGACAAGCTCACGGTCAACACCAACGTGCTCGCTATTCCTGGAATCCGTGAGCCGCTCATCACCGACTACGTCGCTCGTAGGATGCCCGCTTATGCTCTCGGAATGTACGTCATCGACGTTCCGAGCTACAACGATTCCAACGTTAGAATATTCGAGGATTCGACCGGTGTGAGACCGAACGTGACAAAGACGGCCGACGCTCTCAACGCTCGCGCGTTGAACAACAACTACACTGCGGCCTACTTCCCGGACGTGTTCGTGAATGATCAAGTCTCTGGCCGGAGAGTGAAAGTTCCTGCGTCGGTTGCTGCACTCGGCGCACTTGCTTACGGTGACAAGGTCTCATACCCGTGGTACGCTCCAGCAGGGTTCAACAGAGCGGCTCTCGATTTCGTGAGTAACGTTGAGGTTCGACTGAGCACATCGGATCGTGACTACCTCTACGAGAATCTCATCAACCCGATCGCCACCTTCCCAGGCACAGGATTCGTGATCTTCGGTCAGAAGACCCTGCAGATCGCGAAGTCAGCGTTCGATCGTGTCAATGTCAGGAGACTGTTCCTCGAGCTGAAGCGTGTGATCGCCCAGGTCGCTCGTGGTCTCATCTTCGAACCCAACGATGCGACAACCAGAAAAGCCTTCGTGGATCGTGCCTCACCGCTGCTCAGCCTTATAAAGTCGCAGGCCGGTGTGGAGCAATTCAGGATCATCTGCGATGAGACCAACAACACCCAGGCTGATATCGAAGCCAGCAGGCTCAATGGCAGAATAATTGTGGTTCCGACCCGCGCCGTAGAATTCATCGCCGTTGACTTTATC